GAAATATTGAGACAATCTTGTTATGAATAAACTTATTAATAAAACATTGAAAGGAACAAACTAGAATGGCATTTCAGGTATCACCAGGAGTAGAGGTCAAAGAAATAGATTTGACTAATGTGATCCCCGCAGTATCGACATCAATCGGTGCATACGCAGGTCACTTCAGCTGGGGCCCAGTAGGAGAAGTAGGATTAGTATCTTCTGAGAAGGAACTAATTAAACAATATGGCGCGCCAGTGGATACAACCACCGGCGGAGACTATGACAACTATACTTCATTTCTGCAGGCCGCAAGCTTTTTAAAATATAGTAACACGCTGCGCGTATCGCGAGCGTGTTCAACAAGCGCAAAAAACGCAGCTGGTTCTCCATTCGCGGGCGCTACTGACGTTATAACAATTAACAACAAGGACGTTTTCGACGGGCTAAGCTCATTCGGAACTAATGCCGGAGTTGTTCAAGCGCGCTATCCAGGAAACGCTGGTAACAGCCTTAAGGTGTATATTGCATCTACGGTTCTTGATCCGGCAGGGACGCAAACTGCAGGTCAATTCTCATTGGCCACTTTGGACGGAATGGTCAGTGGTGACGCTGGCACAAGCGCTTGGGCTGCTAGCAATGTTAACGCGGCCGCTGGTGATGAGATTCACGTTGCGGTGGTTGATGAAGATGGATTGTTTAGTGGTGTTTCTGGAGCAGTTTTAGAAATCTTCGAAGGTCTTTCACTGTACTCTGATGCTGTTAAAGACGGCGGAGTTAATTATTACAAAACAGTAATTAACCGCGATTCAGAGTATGTTTACATTAACGAGACAGCGCTACGCACGCAATTTGTTGCGACTGCTATAAGCGGTGTTGAGTATGCCGTTCCTGGAACAGCTGGTTCAACTTCAAAAGTATTTAGCTCTACAGCTCTTACACCTGCGAGCTCTATCAAATTGGGGCTTGATAGTGCAGTAACTAATGTTACCCGCACCGCACTCACGAGTGCGGTAGGGTCTAACGATGCCCAAGCTGGAACATACACTGTTTCATCAGAAGGTTGCACTGTAGTTGGAAACGGGAGTGGTGCTAAATTCCAAGTTGTTATTACTGAGAGTGGCTCAGGGTCTTCGACCACGCTCGCGGTATCGTCCGTGACAGTCACTGCAGGAGGAGTTGGTTTTGTCGTTGGTAACACTATAACAATTCCTGAAACTCTTCTTGGAGGAACGGTTGATGATAATAGCCCGGATGAAACTCTAACACTCACCGTGGCCAGTGGAGGGCTTGATAGTACTAACACCTTTGATTACTCACTAGTAAATGGTGTTGACGGTTCTAGTGAGGCTGATGCCGGCGATAAGACGCCAAGTGTTCTGACTGCACTAACGTTGTTTTCTAATCCAGACGCGATTGATGTCAATCTGATGTTTGCGGAAGGCGACGATAACGATGCAACAGACATTGGTAGTAAAATCGTAGCGATATGTGGTACTGACCGAAAAGATTGTATTGGATTTATTTCACCTCATCCGACTGCTGATTCAGCAGCTACGGTTACATCTGATTTAAATTACAACAGTTCTTATGTTGTTCTCGATTCTACTGCAGTTTATGTCTATAATAAGTATAATGACACTTATCGATATATTCCAGCAAACGGCCACGTCGCTGGTCTTTGTGCAAGGACAGATGACACTAACGATCCTTGGTTCTCGCCTGCAGGCTATAACCGCGGTAATCTCCTCGGAGTTACTAAGTTGAAGTGGAATCCAACTAAAGCTGATAGAGACGCTCTCTATAAAGAGGGTGTTAACCCAATCATTTCTGAGCCCGGTCAAGGTATCTTGCTCTTCGGTGATAAGACAGCACAAAGTAAACCATCTGCGTTTGATCGAATCAATGTTCGGAGATTGTTCATGGTTCTTGAAAAAGCAATTTCAACTGCTTCTAAATACCAACTCTTTGAGCTCAACGATGAGTTCACTCGAGCAATGTTCAGAAACATGACTGAGCCATTCCTTAGAGATGTCAAAGGACGGCGAGGCATCACTGACTTCCTCGTTGTTTGTGACGAAACAAATAATACTGGAGAGGTAATTGATACTAATCGATTTGTAGCAGATATCTACATCAAACCTGCTCGTTCAATCAACTTCATTACTCTGAACTTTGTTGCGACGAGAACTGGTGTTGAATTCTCCGAGATCGTTGGAACTGGTAACTAATAACTAAATAAATAAAAGAAAGAAAAACTATTATGGCAACAGTAGACGATTTTAAAGCAAAGCTTATCGGTGGTGGAGCAAGGGCAAACCTTTTTAAGGCCTCCCTTACTTTCCCAGGATTTGCTGCAGGAGATAGCGAGCTTGCACAATTCATGTGCAAAGCAGCTCAGCTTCCCGGCAGTACAGTTGGACAGATTGATGTACCATATCGTGGGCGTCAACTTAAAATAGCAGGTGATCGTACATACGAGAACTGGTCGGTAACTATTATTAATGATACAGGGTTTGAAGTTCGCGACGCTATGGAGCGGTGGCAGAATGGAATAAACACACACGTATCAAATACTGGTTTAACAAACCCATCTGATTATCAAACTGATCTTTCAGTTGATCAATTGGATAAAGCAGGTAACACTATTAAGACATACACATTCAGGTCGGCATGGCCAGTGAGTGTTTCGTCTATCGATGTAAGTAATGATTCAGCCGATACTATTGAGGAATTCACAGTTGAATTCGCTTATCAGTATTGGGAGTCAAATACTACTTCTTAAACAAACAAGTTAGTGGCCACAGTGAGCATCCCCCAGCGCTCACTGTGGTTTACTATAAATAATATATTATGGCGATGAATTTATTTGGATTTGAAATTGGCAAAAAGAGCTCAGGCAAAGGTGAGGTTAAAGGAATCTCGCCTATACCTAAACAGAGCGATGAAGCTTCAACCACAGTTACTTCTGGTGGTGGATATTATGGTCAGTATGTAAATCTTTCGGACACAGACGGAACTTCAGATCACGAATTGATCCGCAAATACCGCGAGGCTTCGCTTCAACCCGAGTGCGACGCTGCAGTTTCTGATATTGTTGACAGCGCGATTGCGTCATCTGAAGAATCTTCTCCGGTGTCTTTGTCGATGATTGATCTGCAATTGCCAACTAAAGTAAAGAAGCAGATTATTGATGAGTTCAACCGGGTGTTGAAACTCTACAAATTTAATAGGAATGCCGCAGAGTACTTCCGCAATTGGTACGTTGATGGTAAATCATTCTTTAATGTTATCATTGACCCAAAGAATCCTAAGAGAGGTATTCTTGAAATCAGGCCAGTTGAATCAACACACATTAACAAAGTTAAAGAGGTCGAAACTAAACTCGATCCTAATACGAAGCTTGAATACGAAACAGTCGTTGATGAGTATTACGTTTATTCTCCGGATCTTGGTTCTAATGCAGCTGATAGATTAAACGGTGTAAAATTTTCAGATGATGCCATTATCCAAGTTAACTCTGGAATAATGGATCCAGATAGAACTCGCACTGTTGGTCACTTACACAAAGCAATGAAGTTGGTTAATCAGCTTCGCTATATGGAAGATTCTCTAGTGGTGTATCGTGTATCGCGAGCTCCTGAAAGGCGTATTTTCTACATTGACGTTGGTAACCTTCCAAAAGGTAAAGCTGAAGAATACGTCCAACAAGTCGTTTCTCGTTATAGAAACAAGCTTGTGTATGATGCAAGTACTGGTGCTATCAGTGATGACAGACGACACATGTCTATGCTTGAAGATTTCTATCTGCCTCGTAGAGAAGGTGGAAGAGGAACTGAAATTAGTACTCTCGGAGGAGGAGAAAATTTAGGTCAGATTGAAGATGTGGTATTCTTCCAACGTAAGTTGTATCGTGCATTGAACGTGCCGACTGCGAGGCTTGAACAGGAAACATCATTCAGCGTAGGAAGAGCGAGTGAAGTTTCCAGAGAAGAGGTCAAGTTTCAGAAGTTTATTGACCGCCTTCGAAAGAAATTTTCGTTTATGTTAATGGATGCTTTGCGAATTCAGCTTATTCTTAAGGGAATTATTACTGAAGAGGACTGGGAGGAAATTGAGGAGTGCATCAACATTAGCTTCCTCGAAGATAACTATTTTGCCGAGCTCAAAGAATTTGAAATTCTCAGAGAACGTTTAGAGATGTCACAGATGCTTGAAGATATTGTTGGCAAATACATCTCTGATAAGTATGTCCGCACTGTTATACTTAAGCAGTCTGAAGAAGACATTATGCGGCTAGACAAAGAAATTGCAGAAGAAGAAGCTGCAGAAGAAGATACCGATATTGATGATGATGATATATAAAACTGTAAACCATAAAAACTATAAATAGTATTGATATGAGTGATATTGCTAGAGAATTATTTAAAAGTATCGTTACTGATACCGCTTCGCAAGAAGACTTCGGTAGTGCGATACAGCACGAATTTAATCAATCCCTCGAGGTGCGGATGGTCGGTCTGACCGG